TTAGCCTGAAACGTCAACGTCTTTCTCCTTTACCTGACGTAAAGTTCGGCTGATGTGACTGGCGATGCGTTCGCCCTCGGCTGTCAGTCGGACGATCTTGCGTCGCTGATCATCTTCATCGGTTTCGAGCTTGATCCAGCCCAACCCGTCAGGGTCACGCTTGGTCGGCTCCATGAGCAGTTGATAGGAGCGGCCGATGGACTGGCCGAAGATCGGCTCGCCGGTGTCATCGTCCCCCGCGATCTCCTTGAGGTCGCTAATGATGATCGACTTACCGAGGCTGTTGGCTTCGACGATCAGGGCGAATGCGTAGAACTGGCGCAGGGATGTGCGCGGCGGAATCTTCGCAGCGACGAAGCCGAGCACGTTGGAGAACGCCATAAAAACACCAGCACCCTCCTTGATCCGGCTTGGCGCGATCAGGTCTGAATCGGTGACGACCGAGCCTTGGATTTGTTCGGAAGATTTGCGGCGACGAGGCATGGTTGGCGGTCCTTTGACGGGTTTGCCAAACGGCTGCTCTGAGTCACCGATCTCTTCAATGGAAAAGAGCGTGAGAATTTTCTGCCTCCTATGCTGATGGCGAAACCCTCTGTGGCACAGCACAACATATTAGTCAACGCAAAGATTATACATACATGCTTATAGCCGCCTTTTAGCCCTGCGTCGGCTGGCTAAATAGAAGGTGCGAACCGAAACATTCAGAGACAAACTGGCGCGTCAAATCGCGCTCGAAGACGAGAGCCGCGCCCTTGGCGCCAGCCGCTACCGCGCCCGCCGCCCTCTGCCTTGGCGCAATGAACCGAGCAGCACCGACGAAGAGGGCGAACTGCCGCCCGGTCGCGCACTCCTGCGTCTGGCGGTTCAGCCCACCGCCGAAGCCATCCGTTCATTCTGTGAGATCGTAAACAAAGGTGGCGGCGCCCGGACGCCTGAAGCCGCCCTCGTCCTGTCCAGCGTCGGACCCGAAGAAGCCGCCTACCTGACCGGCCGCGTGATCCTGTCAGCCGCCGCCGAAGGCAAGAAGCTGACGGCCACGGCCATTGCTGTCGCAGACGCCATCATTGAACACGGTCAGATGGAGCGGCTTCGCCGCGCGCGCGCCGATGTCTTCAAGGGCGTTGTCCGCCGGGTCGCCACTGGCGTCCGCAGCGCAAAAATGCGCCGCAAGATTCAGAACGTCATGGTCGAACACGGCGTGGATCATGAGGTGCCGCTGGCCACCCGTATCCGCACCGGCGTCAAAGCCATCGAGCTTTTCTGCGACAGCACCGGCCTGTTCGTCATCGAGAGCCAAGGTCATCGAACCAAGTATGTGCGCCCCACCGAGGCGGTCCACCGCTGGCTGGAGCAGCAACACGCTCGATGCGAACTGCTGGAGCCGATCTGTCTCCCGATGATCATCCCGCCGCGTCGATGGAGCAGTCCGTTCAAGGGCGGCTACGTCACGAAAGTCCCCGGCAACCGTCTCGTAAAACAGGCCAATGCGGCTTACCACGACCAGCTTCGCGATCAGGTTATGCCCGCCGTTTACGATGCGGTGAACGCGATCCAAGAGACGGCGTGGAAGATCAATGGTCCGGTCCTCGCCGTCATGCGTGAGATTTGGGACCACGGCGGCGTTCTCGGCGATCTCCCCGCCCGTAATCCGCACCCGATTCCACCGCGCCCGGCCGACTACGAAAGCAACGAGGAGGTCGCCAACCGCTGGAAGCGCGAAGCCTCGGACATCCACAATCTCAACGCAAAGAACGTCAGCAAGCGGCTGGCGATCAGCCAACGCCTGTGGGTTGCTCAAAAGTTCGCGAACGAGGAAGCAATCTATTTTCCTCACAGCCTCGATTTCCGAGGTCGCGTTTATCCGCTGGCCACCGGCGGTCCACACCCGCAGGGCGATGATGTCGCCAAGGCCCTGCTGACCTTCGCCAAGGGCGAGCCGATCACCCACGCTGGCGCACACTGGCTGGCGGTTCACCTCGCCGGATTGTTCGGGATCGACAAGGTTCCGTTCGAAGAACGGGTCGATTGGGTCATGGCCCGTGAACACCTGATCCTCGACAGCGCAGACGATCCGCTCGACGGCCAGCGGTTCTGGGCCACGGCCGACAGTCCGTTCATGGCCCTCGCAGCCTGTCTGGAATGGGCGGGCTACGTCCGCGAAGGCGAAGGCTTCATCAGCCACCTGCCGGTCAGCCTCGACGGTTCGAACTCAGGCCTTCAGCATTTCTCGGCCCTGCTGCGCGATCCCATCGGCGCCAAGGCGGTCAACCTCACGCCTAACGACCGACCGCAGGACATCTACAACGATGTCGCCGAAGCCGTTCAGGCCAAGGTCAACGACAGCTACGCCCCCGAGGCCACGGCATGGAAGGGCAACAAGGTCACGCGCAAGATCACCAAGCGGCCGGTCATGACGTTCACCTACTCGGCCACGAAATACGGCTACTGCGATCAAATCCTACAGACGCTCGCCGAGATCGACGCCGCAGGGACCAAGCACCTCGACGCCGACAACTACGTCGCCGCCCGCTACATGGCGGCCGAGATTTGGGACACCGTTCAAGAGACGGTCGTAGCCGCTTCGACCGCGATGGACTGGCTGCGATCCGTAGCGACGATCATGACCAAGGCGGGTCTCGCGCTGCGCTGGACCACGCCAACGGGTCTGCCGATCCTTCAAAGCTATTTCAGCCGCAAGACCGGCCGTGTCGTGGTCAATTATCGGGGCCAGCGCATCCGCCTCGATGTGAGGATCGATCAGCGAAAGCTCGACTCCAAGCGTCAGGCGAACGGCATCAGCCCCAACTTCATCCACTCGATGGACGCCAGCCATTTGATGGCGGTGGCGAACCGCTGCCATGACCATGGCATCCGCTCCCTCGCGGTCGTCCATGACAGCTTTGGGGTCCATGCGGCTCGCGCTTTCGAACTGCGCGACATCCTCCGTTCCACCTTCTGCGAACTCTACCAAACCAACTGGCTCGAAGTTCTTCGTGACGAACTGGCCGCGCAGCTTCCTCCCGAGGTCGCCGCCTCCCTCCCTGCCCTGCCGCCCATGGGCGATCTGGACATCGAGGAGGTCAGACGCAGCGAGTATCTGTTCTCGTGAGCCCGCTATTGAACAATCAACCCTCGCCCATGAATCCTTTCCCATCCATCCGAGATCGCGTTCGCACTGAATCGACGGTCGCCGTCCTTCGCGAACCGGCCTTCATCCTCCTGTCGCGTATCCAAGACCTGAACCCTTCTGATCAGGTCCGCGCCTTGTTTCTTACCGCCTGTGTGATCGCCGAAGCCGTGGCCTTGGACCCGCATGAGGAGATCGAGCGCGCCAAACGCATCATGCGCCCTGCCGAGGCGCCCTATACCGCGCACATCCAAGCCATAAGGGATTACGCAGAGAACGAACTGCGCCGCGTTTGATGAACCCTGACCCCCACATCGTCGTGGCCTTCGCGCAGCTTCTTCAGTCCGAAGCCGCCCACTTCATTTTGCCAAGAGACCTGAGCGAACAAGCTTCGGCGTGGCTGTTATCCCAAGGCATCGAGCACGAAGCCAACGACCTCTACATCATGGGCCGACAGCATTTCGGCGGGTCAGTGATCTCGATTGCGGATGAATATGGCGCCTTCTGCTTCCGCATGTGGGGCGACGATACGGTCATTGGGCCGGTGGCTTTTTCCTCTTCGACTCCGCACAGCATTTTGGGCCGCAGTAAACTCGCAGTTTGCCCTTCTGTTCGTAAGTGAAAACGACAGCACAGTTCCGACAGACGCCGGTCGTTGGAGCATCCGCGTAGGGCTCCAGCAATTCCTCAATCTTGGCCGCCCAGCGACCTTCACACTTAAGCATTAGCCATCTTAACGCAAAGGATGGCTCAAAACCATTTTTATATAAGGCCCATCGTCATGAACGCCATCCGCGATCTTATTATCCCGCGTCTCAAAGAACGCTCCACCTACCTCGGCCTCGTCGGCATCCTGACCGCCTTCGGCGTTGTCATCGAACCGACCTATGTCGAAGTCGCCATCGCCTTTGGCTCCGCAATCGCTGGCCTGATCGGGGTCGTCTGGCCCGACACCTCGGCCAAGTGAACCGACATCAGCCAACCGGCCACGGGAGCCGCGACACCTTCCCGATTTCCATCCCGGCTCTGCTGGATTGGCTGGACCGCGCTTGCCCCGAACTGTCGCCCACGCCGGGCCAGACCCTCGAAGAGGTCATGTTCGACGCCGGGCGTCGCGACATGGTTCGCTTCATTCGTCGCGAGTTCGAACGGTCACTCCAGCGTCCCGACATCAAGGAGGGCTGAACCATCTGCCTCGTGAAGAAACCCAAGGTCGCCGTAGCCGCGACCGAGAAAGAAGCTGCGATCCTTCGCAATCCATATTTGGACGGTCTTGATCCGATCCTCCGGGCTCGCACCGGCGGCGTGAAAGCTCTCACTATTCGCCGCGATCAAACGCCGAGTCCGAACCCACTGATTGCGCCACCCGCGCCTTTCATCCCGCCGGTCAATCAGCCCGTTTCAGGCGGTGGCGGCGGTGGGAAACCCATAGGCCAAGGCAACCTGTCCGACCAAGATTACGAACGCGCCGTCCGAGCCTCGCACATGCCCGGCATGATCGGAATCTACGGCCGCGCCACCCTTTCGAAAGCACAAAAATAACGCATGAAGAACGCAGCATCGCGCTTCAGCGCGATGTCTGCCGCCCGCTCGTCCGTTCTGGATAAGGCGCGTGAAGCCTCGCGCCTCACAATTCCCGGCATGATCCCATCGCCGGGTCAGAACGAACACTACACGCCGAGCCAACCCTATCAGTCAGTCGGCGCCCATGGCGTTCGCACCTTGGGTTCGCGGCTTCTCTCGACCCTGTTCCCGACGTCGGTTCCATTTTTCAGGCTGGAACTGGACGCCTTCGCCGCCGCCAACGTCCAAGCCGACAAGGCTAAGACGGACTCCCTGCTCTCGCAGGTCTCGGAATCCACCGCCTCGCTGATGGAAGACCTTCGGGTTCGACCGGCGATGGCCGAGGCGATGCGCCATCTGATCGTGGCCGGAAACATCGTCATCCATTTCCCGCTGGACCGTGCGCCGAAACTCTATCGCCTCGACCAGTTTGTCTTGAAGCGAAACGCCGAGGGCGAATGGGTCGAGATCATCATTCAAGAGAAGGTCTATCCTTCGACCCTCTCCGAGGCTGTTCGCACCCAACTCGGCCTGAAGATCGACTCCGATAAATCCGAACAGCAGATCGACATCTACACGGTCGTGGTCCGCAGGGGCGACACTGTGGAGGAGCATCAGGAGATCGATGGCAAGGTCATCGAATCGACCAAGGGCCAATCCCCCGCGAGTAAGTCGGGCTGGCTGGCCCCGCGTTGGCTGGCCGTGCCGGGCAGCGACTACGGCCGCAGCCTGATCACCGAATATCTCGGCGACCTCCTGTCGCTGGAAGACCTCAACCAATCCATCGTTCAGTTCGCGGCGGTCGCCTCGCGCATCATCAACCTCGTCGATCCCAACTCGACGCTGGACGTGGCCGAACTCGCCAAGGCGCAGAGCGGCGACTACCTCTATGGCCGCGAGTCAGACGTGTCCTCGGTCGGACTGAACAAGTCGCAGGACTTCGGCGTCATGTCGTCGGTGGCCGAACGCATCGAAGAGCGCGTCTCGCGCGCCTTCCTGATCCAGAACTTCAGACAGGCCGAGCGCGTCACCGCCGAAGAAATCCGCGCGCAGTCGGAAGAGCTTGAAACCGTCCTCGGCGGCACCTTCTCGGTGCTGGCTTCGGAACTCCAAGAGCCGATTGCCAACCGCTATCTCTACATCGCTGAACGCCGAAACCTGATCCCGCCGATCCCGCCGGGCATCAAGCCGAAGGTCATCACAGGTTTGGCCGCGCTTGGTCGCGCTGCCGAAGTGAACCGCCTTCGGACCTTCATCGGTGATGCTTCGGCCATGCTGTCGAACCCGGCCGTCACGCAGCACTTCAATGTCGCCACCCTGCTCACCCGCCTCGGCGTCGAGCACGGGGTTCTGGGCCTCGGCGACTTGCTCAAGTCGGACGAACAGAAAGCCGAAGAGCAACAACAAGCCATGATGGCGCAAGCCACCCAAGCCGCAGCCCCCGGCTTCATGGACGCCGCAATGAAAGCCGCGTCTGAAAACCCTGAATAAGGAACTGAATGACCATCCAAACTGAGGCCACAGAGGCCGCTCCAGATTACTCCTCGCTTCCCGCCACCGCGTTTCCAGAGGGCGCAGACCCCTCGACCTACAAGGACTCGCTGACGTCGCCGCAGACCCCGGCCAAGGCCGAACGCCCCGACCACATTCCAGAGAAATTCTGGGATGCGGAGGCGGGCGCCATTCGCGCCGAGGACATGGCGAAATCCTATGCG